GTTTGGTGGGAACAGGTAGTTCTTCCTTGGGGATGAACCTTGGGCCAGGGTCGGGGAGAGGGGTGATGGGGGGCAGAAGTACTTCTTCTTTTTCCTTTACTATCGTTTCCAAGAGAGTTATCTCTTGTTCAACCTCGACAGCTGTTGGCAGATCGACAAACAGATCAACTTCCGTGCCTTCTGTAGTTTGCTCTTCACTTTTAGCGCTTGGCGAAAAGGATCGCGAAACACCTGGTGACCTTTTTCTTGGTGTAGGCATGATGGTTTCTTTTTTCTAATTTTACCCGTTATCGGGGGGTTACGTAAAGTGTTTTTGGTTGCGTTACCGGATATCTCCACGCTGCTTCTTGCGAAATGTCAAAGAAGGCGTCTTCGGCCGCAGAAGCGTCTGCAACAAAATAAGCATAACCTATTTTGTAGTGATTGGCATCCACATTGTAGGAGGCAGCGTCATTCTCACATGTGGGGGGATACTTATAAATTGAGGCGTCCCAAACAGGGGGAGCAATCGGCTCTAACCCGTTATTAAGTAAGTCTGTGGTAAAAAATCCTGTTAAGGGGACGCAAGGATTAATGTTGACATACTCACCTAACCAGTCACCGTAGCCTGACCCCATTGCCGAGTCAAAGTCAACTAACCGATTGTGGTAGGGGTCATATTCAACAAGTTGAGCTTCATTGAACTCATCGAACTCTTGATCGCTTGCGGGGAAAACACCAGCATTAGTGTAAGTCCCGGTTTCGACATTGTTGAAGAAACCAATATTGGAGTACCAGTAAGGCTCGGAATACACGTAAGTGTAGTCAGGTACTGGACCGTCGTAAATAAACAACTCTTCGTAGATGGCCGGAAGGTCATCCTCCGGCGGGCACTTCATGACTTCCGGCTCGATACTAGATCCGTAGTAAGCAAAGTTTTGACAAGTTAAGGCAACTTTTTGCCAGACTGCTCCATTTCTTTCGTAATCGAGCGGCAAACGAACAAAGTATTTCTCCCAGTTCTCGGGGCCAGGGCCAGTGTTTAAGTCGGCTAACAAAGGATTAACATAGTTGTCTTCTGCCAAATGCCCAAGCGTTTCAGCAACCTGCAGATCCTGGGCCTTCCAGAGACGAAGAGGAGTTTCAGCGTCATACACGTTAGGGCTCAGGTAATAGGTAACCCCACTAAACACTAAGTCGGTAATGTCTGCCCTGTAGGTTGTAGTAAGTGAATCGGAAATTGTAATTGTAGGAAACTGGGCTTTTCCAACAAGAGTAAAAGGCGTGTATGTAACTTCATACTTGCCTGTAGAGGGGTTGGCCTCATACTTGACTGAGTAGTCATTTGTTACAAAATTTTGCCCCTCCGTGAGTAAAAAGTTGTCACAGAAGAAAAGTATAATACCCATGTCTAACACGGGAGCAGGAGGACCGCTTTGTGCCTCTTCGTTTATGCTCACCCACGCACTTTGATAGTAAATTGCTGCAGCACGGGTTTTAGGGTCAACATTGTCAAAGTCCCACCACATCTCTCCCTGCAGGGGAGAACCAACCAAAGCGGAATCCGCAATGTACTTTAAAATTGAGTCGGGATAGATTTCCCAGGTCGTGTTTGTGTAATATTTAATGAGGAGAGTTTGGTACTCCTGCATAATTACGATCGGAAGGTTGCTTACCGTGTATGTACTTCCTTGGGGACTCAACGAAGAAGAATTCGTGAGTGTGACCGGAACTCGGTAAGGGAGAACTTCAGCGTTGGCCTCAAAGGATGCAACGTCTGAGAAGTAAAATTCACTCGGCACCCAGTAGGGGCCGTTGTCCGGTTGATACAAAACTAACACACCTGGGGCAGTTATTGTGCCTTGCACTCCGATCACGTTGTCAGAAATGTTTAGCCCTGTTATGTCATCGATACGGACGATTGTTCCAGGGGAGGTTGATCCCGAACGAAATTCGCTCATGTCGGCATAGACAACTTGGGGAGCAGGTTGTTGCCTTGGCGACTGGCGATAGTCAATTTCAACCCAGGAACCGCAGTTGGCCTCGTCAGGTAACCAAACAGCGAGAGCTCCGGTGTTATTGTCCCACCAAAGGTCTCCTATCTGAGCGTTTCCCGGAGCAAGAGACGAGATAACAGTTTTCTGATAGTAAATGTAATTAACAATGTCGTTAAAACTAAGAGTAGAATTTACTTTCGGTAGAAAGACGGAATTGGCTTCGTTAGTTCCGTGAATGCTTAAAGAGTCAAACACGAAGTTAAATGGTAAGGCCCCTCCCTTGTTTCCCCACACACCGCGAAAGTTATCGAGAACGTTAATCGATTTCCAGTCCGAAGGATCTGTCCATGACTGAATGGAAACTTCGAGACTTACGTTGTTAGCAACCACGCTGTTGGAATTTGCCCACACCAGGAAAGGAGTTAAACCCACTCCACCCGTTAAACTAGCGGGAACTTGGAAAAACCACAGATTAAGATCTGCGTTATACTCCGGGGTGACAAAAGGTTCTAAGTTGTCCTGAATGGAAAGGTAAATTGGTTGATCAAAGTAATAGTAAGCACCAATAAGGAGTATGGGAAATTTGTATGGAAACTTTTTCTGTATGTCATACGAGGGGTATAGAACCAGTGTTCCAGAGCTGTTGCCACAAACAAAAGAAGCATCGCCAGAAATACCGATCGTTGAGCGTGTAAAAGGCGCTGGGCGATACGTTGGAATGTCAGCCCGTAACGGCTCATTGGCCGCAATCAGGTCAAAGAACTCTTGATTTAGCTCACCAATGGAGATAACGTACTTGTCACCCTCAACTTCTACCGACTGAAGACGGTAGACATTGTTTCCTAGTAAAATTCTTACAACTTGCGTTTGACGGCCAGGTTCAACAAACTGGAGACGATCAATAACAATTTTATTGTCCCAATTACGAATCTCGTAAATTCTGGGAATGACATAACTGTCGTAGACCCCGAAGCTGCCACCTAAGAGTTGACGTTTTTGATTAACCGTGGATGGTAAATTGTTCCAATAGTTTGGTCCGTTCCAACCCAACATTTGGGCCAAGAAGTTAAGTTGAGAGTTAACACGACTCTCAGTTTCAGCTACTTCAAGTTTTTGTTCCGGTGAAAGAAACGGGTTTGTAAAGTTACGAAGCTCAAAATTTTGAACGTTGAACGTGGGATTTTGCTGTGTCATGCTACTACCTCAACTTGGTACTGGCCAAGGGTTAGATACTCTTGTTTCATGCAAGTTGATGGTGCCATCCACAGAGGGGCATACGCAGACACTTGCTCATAGAGATTGATTAGATTGTCATCAAAAGGCTTCGTAAGCCAGTCTGCTACCGGGGTGTAGTCCCTGTGAATTATTTCCCGGGTATCTACAATATTTAGTAAAGTTGAGGTTTCTGAGACGTCAACTTCCGCTAAAATGCAGTGAGTTGCCGGAACTTTTTCTCCGTCAACATTTTCTACGGTTTTCGGTAGAGTCCCGAACGGATACATTACCAGCGCCGCTCTAGGGGAGGGGGAGGCTTGAGGAGTCTCAAGCGTAAGAAGACCCGTCACCGTTATGGACTGAATTGCAACGTCAAGCTCGGAAAACTCAACTCTCCACCCAGTCTCTAAACTAGGGAACTCAAAGTTAAACTCAAACTGCTGACCAGAGGAAACCGTTGAAATGTCCACCGTTTGTCCTATGCTAACGTTGGACCCGTTAACATAGTAAAGGGTTGCGGAACCGGTATAGGCAGTGTTATCTGGGCATTTTAAGACCAGCTTCGAGTAAGCCTGAGTATATTCCGTTTCCCACTGCAAAAAACTTGTGGAGGGTTGAGTGTAAGATGGGTAGTATGAGTCTTGATTTTTCCAAAAAACTCCGTCCACGTTCAAAAAAGCATTTACAGCTGGGTACCTCCAACCAACCACGGTGTCAGTGCTACTGGTAATGCCCAGGGGTTGACCTGTAAGGGCAAAGTCAGAAACTTCGTACTGGTTTAGAATCGGGGAGTCATCATAGATGAGCTGGTAACCCAGTTGATACTTCCCACTTAAAACCTCCAAAGCTTCAAGGTCAATAATCGTGGGGAGAATTTGTGTTTTACCGTACTCCCAAACGATGGTGCCCGACTTTACAAGTAAACATTGTAAATTGTCAGAGGCGACAACCTCTAGTGAAGTAGGGCCGTTAATGCTTTGTCCCCAGGGCACATAAACGTAGCCAACTTTTTCGATGCCTCGCGAAGGGACGAGGTTTGACTCAGAAACTACGTTAAAGAAGTTAATTTGATAAGTTTCTGAGGTTGCTGGCAACCGGCGGTAAATCGGACGACCGCCTGGAACCCACTCTGTGGGACGACTTTCTAAATGGTTTGCAGCAACATATTGCTGAGACAGAACGGTGACTCGTGTCGCAGCTGTGGTGGTCTGAACCTGAGGAACGACACCACCGGTGATGGGAGTTAGTTGTTGACTCATAGCCTCAGGGTCCCGTCACCATAGTTGGGGGGATCTTGCGTGTATGGCGTACCCGAGTACCAGGATAGTTGAGGTGTTTCTGTGATTGTTGTCGTATTTTCCCACACGTAGATGACATTTTGACGTGAGTTAGAGAGACGGCCAATGTTTTTTGGAATGATTGTGATCTGGGCGACCCCTAACTTAATCGCAGAAATGTCTCTCCCGAGTTGAGACAGAATGTCTTCTTCGCAAGAATACTTGTTCACGTACCGCAGCAGGTTACCTTCAAACTCCTCGATCCGGGCTGTATTTACAACCGTGGTGTTGGTCCAATTTACAACCGTAGAGTTTGGTGTGAATGCTCGCATCACCCGATAGAGATTCCTGCCATCCTCCGAAAGGATGGTATCCTCCGAATATTGCACATAGTCGGGGTTGAAGTAGGGTATGTAACCGGTGCTTTCTATTTGCCCAGGTAAAAATTGACCGTCCTCTACAAAAATACCATTCTGCAGATAGATGTAAAATTCAAATAAAGGGTGAACGTTGGAAGTGGCTCGATAAGAAACTACTTTTGTCCCTTGACGGAAGAAAGTCCGATCGCCCTCAAAAAATCTAAACATTCTTGTGGGCTGAGTTACTGTTTTGTTGTTTAGGTCAACAACTAAAGTTGAATACTGAACACTATTAATGTACAGAGGAAAGATTAATCCTTGATTAACCAGAGTTTGAGCTTGAGTGCTGTCGGGCGTAAAATATTGGGCTGCAATGTAGTATTCGGGTACAGCGTTTGCATTTACGCGATACTCAAGATACGTTCCGGCAGGAAAACGTGGTTTGTATTTAGAAACGGGTAAACCTACGTCTCCATTTTGCACCACAACTTCACGTACAACTTCTTGAAGAACCAACTCATCAAAGTAGTCACTTGTGCGAAGGCCGTTAGGTAGGTAAGTGAAAGTTTCAATGACATATGCGTATTTATTTACAACCCCTCTTTGTACGTCAACGTAGTTGTAATAAGGGTCAGCAACCGGGTTGGGGCCGGACCCAATTTGAGGCGTATAAACCCACTGCCCAGGGGAGTATGTTGTTCCTTCCGTGAGTTGAAGGGGAACAACAGGGCTACCGAGTTTAAAAGCTGACTGAGCACCTGTAAGGTCGTTCGTAGGGGCCCCCAGAACAAAGTTTTGATTTACAACCCAAACAAAAGCACCCGGCCGTTTTGACAAGGGGATGGTTGAACTGGGGTCAGGAATAAACTGTCCGTCTCCGGAAACATAGTCATATTGAATGATCTCGGGGTCGAAGATACCGCCAGGAGCAGTAGCCTGATAGGAAGTTCCAACTGTGGATAAGCCGTATGCAGAAAAAGTTTTTGCCGAGGAAATCTTGCCCAGGGCAATTAGTGCTGGAATTTCTTCTGAAGTGCCAATCGTAAGGTTTTCATTGATGACGTGAAGCTCGCTGTCGCCGCCCGGTAAGGAAGGATCCCAGTAACAAACATCACCTTGCTGATAGTCACCGGAAACCAAAAATTGAATTTGCTCCAGTCTTAAGTTACCGTAAATAGTTTGATCTTTTTTATTAATGGAGTAAGGTGTAAAATCTGAAAGAACGGGATAAAAAATCTTTGTAGGCAGAGTTACCTCTACCAGATCGTTCTCTTGAAGTAAGTCCCCAACGGGCTCAAAGTCGTAAACTTGCGTGTAGGTGGCCGCTGCCGAGTCGAGTAAAGGTGGCGTGTTGTATGCAGCGCTGAGTTCAATGTGCGGATCTATGAATCGTGTGTTGGCGTCAAAAGTTGAATAGAAGGCTGCATCAACATCACTTACCGTCGGATCTGTCATCGAAGGGAAGACAGTACCCGGCGTAAGAATCTCAAACAACCGGTCACGGAAGTTAAGGGAAGAGTCTTTTAGACTAACGCCGAAAGCCCCATTTGCGTCAACCTCTACAGTCAAGTTGTATTGAACTTGACTCAGGGTGATCGGATAGAGATGACCCTGGTTCTCAACGGGAACAGAATAGTTTACAACATTTTGTCCACGCTCGAGCTGTGTCTCAGTCAGTTCAACACCGCCAGGACCGAGCACGAAGAACGACACCTGACCATTGGGCTTCAGGTAGTCGGTAAGATAGTTGTATGTGCCTTGACTGGGACGATTTGGCTGAACGGAAGTCTGAGTACCGACACCATAGAAGTCAGTGAAGAAGTCTTGCCAGTCCTCCTTGCTTACCGGGTTTCTACGACGAATGAGTGTGAAAAATCTTTCTTGAACTTCTTGATATGTCTCAACATCGCTTCCACCTACTGCAGGTTTTAAGTTTGTAGCCGTGAGGCCATTCACGTTGACAGCGGAGACCCCAGTGATGGAATTTGCCGGCGCGTTGTAAATGCTGCCAACATATTGAGACGCAACGGTAACATATTCGACAGACTCTCCCGCAGGAATTGAAATCTCAGTGTCCGTTACAAATGTAAATTGCTCACCACCCGTAAGATTTGAATCCGTGGTGAATGCTGTTCCAGCCGGAACTACGGTAACCGTGTTTGAGGGGGGGACAGTTAACTGTAGTCGAGCAATTGCAGGTGTGCCAAGTCGTCGCATGGCACCGAGAAAAGGACCCAACCACTCAATTAAAATGGACTGAGGTAACTGATTGGCCCAAAACAGAAACTCTCCCTGTGCGAAAACCTGCCCCTCGAGCAATGCTGCAAGGGGGTTTCCGGCAGAGAAGTCATTCAGAGTTTGACCTGAAGCTTCGTAAACTCGTTGACTGGCGTTTTGAACAAGTTCTGCTTCGTTACGCGGGTCAATCGATACGGAGGGTAATGGTGCGTATCTTGCCACAGCAGAACCTCATCAAAGGGGACAGACTACATCAGAGCCCCCGAGGGCACTGTAATTGTTGCAGGCAGGGTTAGAAGCGGAGTAATAAATACCGTTGTCAACTTCCAGGGTTTCAAGCAAATAGTCAACCCACTGCTTTACGATTTCTTTCGTAACCAGGTCAGCGGAGTTAAGAGCTTGAAACTTTTGATCGGCGGTTCCACTCAGAGAGTTGAATTTCGTGTTTGAAGTGTAACTACGTGGGGCGTTATTTGGGTCGTTTACAGGGTTACCGGGAACACTGTCAAAACCAAAGTTCCAGATTCCCGAAACTACTTTATTTCCTCCAATCGGCGTACCACTAACGTAAATACCCGAGGGATTTACTTCGGGCTGATCCGTATCAAGAGTAACATAGGCAGAGTCCAAACCGTTCGGACCCGTGCGCACGAGCGAGTTTAGACCGAGCGGGGCATAGTGCCAGTCGAGGTCTTGACCGTCGAAATAGATTTGTTGGGCACCATTGAGCCACTGGCTAGTAACAATGACACCACTTGAAAATGTCGTTTTTGCCATACGACTGATTACTATCCCACGTTACCTGGTTTTACCCTACTTACAAAAAGACCCCAGCCGAAGCCGGGGTCGATGTAAGCGGAAGGAACCCTATCAGGTTCTCTCCCAATAATTTACGGTAAACTCAACCTCCACAGTCTGCACGTCGCCGCTCTCGCGATCAACGTCAGCAGTGGTGATCGAAACGAATTGACACTCGTAGCAGATGTACTGACCGCCGCCAGGGGCGGAACCTTCACCGGAACAATCACGCGGGGTGACAGTGATGGTGATGGGATTACAGTTGTAATCGAGCCAGAATTGCTCGAGAGTCTTGAAGATTGTCGGATCGTATGGGGCAGTAATGGTTACATTATCTGCGGTACGAGGACCAACAACGTGGAACAGACGATTGCCTGTGCCATTAGCGTAGGTGCTGCTATCTGAGGAATCATTGATTCCGCTGAATTGAGTGAACACCGCTGTAAAAGTCGGTCCACCTAAGGCAGTAAACGAAACTTCGTACTGCGACTTGGTTAATGGGCGAAGAATAGCCATGATAACACCTCCTAATTTCCTTTCCTAATCAGGACAGGATGTCGGTGACCATAGCTCCCGAACCGATCAGACCGGTGGAACCAAGACCCACCAGGTTTACAACACGCTCAACAGTGATTTCAGCGCGGACCACACGACGCTCACGGATGTAGTACTCAGGACGAACGGCAGGGGTGCCGGTCAGCTGGTAGGTGTAAGCGAAAGCGGGAGTAGCGGCGTTGGCGCCACCAGCAGGCATCACGGAATCCGAAGGACCGTTGGGGCTGTAGAACAGCAGGATGCCGTTCTCGGGGAACACGGGCAGCAGCTCGCCGTTTTGGGACAGATAACGACCCTCAGCCACGCGCAGACCGCGCTCCAGGCCGAAGTAACGGGCCAGGATGTCGGTGTCGATGCTGTCAGCGGTGGTGTACTTGATACGCTCAAGGATCGCGCTGTTGGTCAGCAGCTGGTCGAACACAGCGGTACCAACAACCATCGAGTTCGGACGAATGCCGATCTGGTTAGCAACTGTACGCTTCAGCGACAGAACGTCTTCGATCGGGTTCGAGGTGGAAGACGACCAGGCGGAATCGCCAGCGGCCGAGCTGTAAGAACTCTTAAAGTTAGACCAGGTCAGGAAGCCTTGACCGGTTTGGCTACCGACAACGCCATCCCAGGGCTCATAAGGGTTGTAACCCAGGGCCGGGTCGGTGTTCTGAACGGTAACAGCCTGAGAAACGGTGTACTCATAGGCGTTCATCAGGCGGGACATGGCGTTGCGAGTTTCAATCGCACGCAGGTCAACCTGAGCGGGGCCTTCGCCAGCGTTCTCGATAACTTCTTCCGGAAGTTCCCAAGCCACGACTTCTTGCTCGAGAGCATAAGGCTCCGAGTCATAGCGGCTCTGAACATACGGAATGTTGGTGCCATAAGCACGACGGAAGTCGTTAATGGCGAATTGCTCTTTGCCGAAACGCAGAATGCGGCCAGCACGAGTGGGGGTGTCGACGACGGGAGCGATAAAGTTCGCAATGTTGGTCGCCGGCAGCATGAAACCTTGGGCAAGTGTTGTCAGAATAGGATCAACACCTGCGTAGGTTTGTTGCAGGTTCATCATGGGAGGGGGTCTCCGTAATCTTTGACTTCAAATGTGTGCACACAGGGCTGGGACTTACACCGCAAGGATGCCCAGCCAAATGTAATAAACCAGACTATAAATCAGGCGAACGAAACGAGCACCAGCTTGCGACCACCGATGTTCACGGCTTCGCGAACGGTGGGCTGAGTGCCGTCGTAGCTGGCGAGTTGTCCACCAGCGTCAACAGCCTGACCCAGGAGATTAAGGCGAAGCGGAGTGTTGGGCTGGATGGCGGCAGCGGCAGGAGCCACTTCAACCAGCAGCAGACCCGAGTTAGCCACGGTCAGCTGACGAGCTGTGTAGGGCTGAGCCAGAGCGGTAGGCATGTAGGCCTGGTTCACACCGCAGATAGCTCCGGCAAAACCAACGATAGCGCCAGGATCGGCAGCAATGTTGGCGCCAGCGTAGGTGGCGGGAACCACAGCGCGGAGCTCACCGACTTCTACGATACCGGTAGCGGTACCAGCAGCCAGGTCGTCGGGGGAACCGACTTGGGCATCCACAGCGGCTTCCCAGGTCTCAGCGTAACGGATATACTGTTTGCCATAGATAGGCGCGGCGTTAGTAGCCATATTTTTATCCTAAGGTAAGGGACTTCAAAGGTTGAGTTTGTTTGCTCTAGGACTTGTTTTGTTACCTAGCTGCAGTAACCATTTTTACCCTCAACGGTACTCAATGCTACAGCGACAACGATCATAGCAACGGCAGCCTTTTCCAGGCATCGGAAGTTCACCAATCGGTGCCCATCCTTGTTGACCGTAGTTCCTGCAATCGACGCAGGTTCGTTGGTCGTTTCGTGCTATTCTACGCATCTCTTTAAAACCCAGGTCTTGAGCAACCATGTACTCACCGAGGGCAAAAAACGCGAAGGTTGGTGTCGCAAGGTAGCGAGAAACTCGCTCTGCAAGGGAAGGCCAGGTTCGGCCTTGGGCTCTCTGCTGCTCGGCTTCTTGGGTTCCTGCCTCTTCGGGGTTGGTACCGTCAAGAACGTCAGCATCGAGATCGATTGCTCCGGGGACCGCACCGAGCAGACCATAATCTGCAAAGTCGACGGTTTGATCGCCTAATCGTAATACACCAGAGTCAATATATTCCTTGGTCTCTGCCAAGAACTTTGTAAGAGGCGGGAGCATGTCACCTACGATGATGGGCCATGCTTTTTCCAGCTTCTGATCGATTGCTTTGTCTTTTAACCCAAGGATTACGGCGGCAAGGGCTGAAACGAGAACTTTGTCGAGCATTGTGCGCTCGTATTCGTTCCACTTCATCAACTTGTCTCGTAACCCTTTCACCAGGCCAAGGGACTCTGCCTTCATCCGTTCTTCCAGACTCGGCTGCTCTTTGTATTTTCGAGCCAGAGTTTTGGCCTGTTGCATGTAGTCGGATCTCCGCTTGGTAGCCATTCCGACCATCGAGAGGAGATCCATACTAACCTCAGCTAAACATAGCCTTCTTCAGGGCTTCCACGTAATCCAGTTGCCCTTCAGAAGCTTCCACCATCTTCAGAGCCTTCTCATGGGGATCCAGATCAGACTCTTCAGCAAACTGGAATGTACCACCGGCAACCTCACCGAAGTGAACCATCGGGGGCAGATTGCTCAGCAGATTCAGCAGCTTGGTGGCTGCGGTTTCACCCTCGGAGAACTCCAGGGTGCCAAACTCCAGGCCTTCGGCGTAAGAGATCAGCTCTTGCTCGGGCATGATGCCGTCGGTCAGACGACCCTCGGTGTACAGATGACCAATGGCCTCAGCCATTTGCATCCGACGGAAGTTCATTTTCTCTTCACGGTGCTTGCGCTCCAGCTCAGCATAGCTGCGCTTGAGGCTGGCAAGTTCCTCGTACATGGCAGACATATCCATACCAGGGTTCATGCTGCGATGACCCATGGAGCTCATGCCACCATAGTTCATGCCACAACCGGAGTGATCAACGCTCAGCTCGTTGTAGTCCTCTTCACCCTCATCAACACCGTCATCGCCTTCACCTTCTTCGTAGGTGGAACCGAAACCGGTCTTGGTGTAGGGATCTTTCTTCTCGCCATGCTCCTCAGCATAGACGCCGCCAGATTTCTTCGAAACCTCAGCAGGATCGGTCACGGTGTCCATAGCGCCAGGGGTGAGTTGCTTGGCTTTGGACTTCTTACCGTCGCCGATGTTATCACGGAGAGACTGCAGGGAGGCCTCTCCATAAACACCGTCAGGTCCGGTGATTTGATCAGGATCCTCAACGGTGTCCATAGCACCAGGGGTCAGCTGCTTGGACTTGGCCTTGGGCTCGCCCTTGTAGGACTCAGCGAAGGCACCGTCAGGGCCAACGATCTGACCGGGGTCATCAATGGTGTCCATGGCGCCAGGGGTGAGCTGACGGCTCTTGGACTTTTTACCATCGCCAATTTCGTGACGCAGAGTTTCCAGGCTGGCATCGCTATCAGCGTCGTCAGTCTCATACTCGGCATGCTCAACCATTTTGCTGCCCTTCATGGACTTGCGGGCGGTGGTTACACCGTCTTCGCCGGTCATTTCGTCAGCTTGGGGACCGCCTTCAGCATAGAGAAGGTCGTGCATTTTGGCAGACTTGGCGCGAGAGTCTGAGGATTTTGTGCGAAGTACACGCATGCTGCCATCAGACATTACGTTCACGGTTGACACCGCAAATACTTCGTCATCAGGCATTTCTTCCGACTCAGTCGGCATCTTGGTTTCGGTTTCGTCACGACCGTAGGGGTCGGTGCCAGTAGACATTTTGGGCTTGTTGCCTTCGGGATAATCGTCCAGGCCAGCGTCGTACTGGTCCATGTTGGTTACTTGATCGTAACCATCTTCTTGACCAGCCCAGCGGCTCTCACCATCAGCGTCAGCCATGGAAGCCTTGGCGGTATGCATACGATCTTCGTCTTGCTCACCGTTCTCGGCGGTGTGCATACGATCGCGATCTTGCTCACCAGACTTTGCAGTCTTCATGCGCTCCACGTTTCCGCTAGCACCCTGCTTACCGGTCTTCATGCGATCAACGTAACCGTCAGAATTAGAGCGAGCGGTGTCATAACGACCGAACTCATCATTCTCAGCGTGGTCGGCAGAGTCCTCATCCTCAGAGTGCTTAGCCTCTTTGATGAGTTTGTCCTCTTCCTTACCAAAACGCTTGACCTCTTTGGCTTCGCCGGGCTTACCTTCCTTCTTCATGCGCTTGGCTTCGAAGGCACGGTCGGCAGCGGCTTTACGCTCGTCGGTCGATTCTTTGTGTGCTTCCTCGTAGACGTTTTCTACGACTTGCATGACTTGGCCGTGGGCACCTTTAGCGTGCTTCCGGCTGATTTTTCCTTGTTCCATAAATTCCTCTTCCGGAAATTGAGTTTCGAGGTCAGCCGTTTGCTGAGCGATTTCAGTACCTTCGCGACCCACGTGTTTTGTAGATTCTTTGAATTGGGGAGCGTCTGGGTTAGCCATTTGTCCGAGTTCCGGTTGTTCGGTAACGGACGATGTGGTAACTTCTTCCAGTTCCTCGGTAGGTTGTGCTTGTTGATTACCTTGTAGTTCTTTTACCGCACCTGAGACGTCCTCGCGGACGGCCTCAAGTTTCTCTCGGAGCATTTCGAGGGGGCTTTTTTCCACAATAAGCGTGGGACCAAGTTCCTCATCGAAGATATCCGAGGGAGCGAGAGCTACGGCAAAGTCGTAGACTCCCTCCGCCTCCGAGAAGGAGAAGGGTTCTAAACCTTTTACCGCCGGGGGAGAGGCCCCCAGCAAGGCGAGGTGTCGGGCACTCCACTTTCCTTTGTGAGGATTGATGGCACTATCGGGTGAGTAGAATGAGATCGAAACCTTGCGATAATGACCGTCCTTCACCAGATCTTTTGCCGTATCCGTAAAAGCGACGTCGGCATACAAATTGCCCCCCTGCTTGCTGAATCCTTGGATCCAACCATATGCAGGAAGGCTGTCATTGTCGCCTGCGTGACCGATTACGAGGGGCGCTTCATGGATCGAGGGATCGTAAGTTTTAACCACCTGCTCAAGGTCCTTTTCAGAGAAGTGTCTCTGAACTCCTTGGGCAGAGGTTTGATCACCTGCTTTGAAGACGTGGATGCGTTTTGTAAACACCGTGTTTATTAGTGACCCATTGTTCAGTTTTTACCCTACTTACGATCCATCTCTACAGCTTCGTCTTCCGAGATTTTTTGATTGCCGAAAGGTTTTTGATCTTCCCCTTCCAGCAAATCCTCAAGAGACATCTCAGGCATTCCTTCACCCGACCCAGGCATTGTATCAATCGCCTGCCCTAGTTCGTCTTCGGGTGAAGGTTGGGATACAGCGTCTGATTGTCCTTCCTCAGGCGCCGCACCAGCCGGTAAGGCGGTCTCGTTGGCAGCAGCTTGAAGATCCTGAGAAGCTGCTTGTTGTTGCTCTGCTGTCGGTTGTCCCGAAGCATTAGAGCCAAAAATAGATCCGAACAAGTCTTGATCTTTTTGAGGATCATAGGTTGTGGCTTCTTCTCCGCTTTCTGATTTCTTATCCTCCAGCTCCACTCGGAAGTGACGCTCAAGCCACTCTTTGCGAGGAGTGTATCCGGACTGAATGAGGAGAGAGATGTCAGGCATCGTGAGGGGGGACTCTTCGATGCGAAACTCACGAGTGAGATAGGGTGCTGCTACGTCGGTACCGAAGTTCAGATCGACAATCCAACGAACCAGGGTCTGAGATAGAGTTTGTGACAGCATCTCAGAAATTTCACTGGCACGGACCACGCGAATGGTGTTGGCAACCTGGGAGGAAGCTCGGGAGCCAGCTTCAGCTTGCCCTGCCTCATCCTCTCCACAAATAACAAGAGAAATCTCTTTGTCGATGTAATCAATCAGGTTTTTAAAAACCTCGGGAGACCCGGAGGGAACGACGAACTCAAGTTCGTACCCTTCCGGTAGAATCATTGCGGTTTCTTGGGACAGGTTGGAGAGATGTCCGTAAAGTGTGTCCAACTCTCGCGTGCTTGCGGAGAGCGGAGCTTTTGCAACAGCTGTTGGCGTAGCGTAGCGGTCACCATAGAGGACGTATGACTCGATGGCGCGACGGCGAAACTTGACAAGTGGATAAAGGATTCGGCCCAGCGCAGCGCCATACGGGTCACCATTGTGCGAAACCCAGTAGCGGCTAACGATAAACTTTCGTTGCGGTAGTTCCACACCTTCGAACATGCGGTTGAAGGTGAGGCAACGCATTGTGAAACCGTTGGCAGCATCTTGCTCCTCTTGAAAAACGAAACGGCGTTGATCGCGCATGCGAACGTCAAAAGGTATCACACCGCGCTTCGTTTTCTTCCACATGATTTCTCCAACGGAGAAACCAGCGATTAGAGCCTCTGCCATTCCTGTATAAATGTCGTCGAGAGGCATTTCCTCGAGAACCTCAGCGACAAAGTCGCGCACTGCGAGGTCTCCAGGTTTGTCTGAGTATTGCTGAATGTACCAGGGTCGAGAAGTTACTTCTTGCAGTAACTTTCGAAAGCAAGCTTGCACTTGCTCATCGTAGAGCAAGCGTTGATAAACTACGAGAGCCCTGTTACCACCTTTTTGAATGAGGAGGTCATCGTTCGGGCGCACGATCGTGTTCCCCTGCCCCGTAAAGGGAGAGGAACTACCGAACATATAAATGGACGATAGATTATACGGGTCGCTTGTGTACCTTGCGACTTCACCCGATGGGACTGGTGCTGTCTTGAATCGTTGCGCCATCCAAGTCTCTCGTGATTTGCCCTGTGTTGGTTATTTTTACCCGGTTAGTTAGCCAGTGTGAAGTTGAGCGGGGGTTGAGGAATGCCGTCCACTTCATACACTATAAATACGTAATATAAACCGTCATCCCCATCTACTTTCCAGTTGCCGGTTACGCTAATGTCGGTGAGACCGGCCACATTTTGTAAAATACTGTATTGAATAGCAGAGTTGATTTGACCGGGATCGAGAACCTCAAGGACGTAGTCTCCGATACCGTACTCCGCACGCATTACTCGCTCGTAGTATCGTGTTTCAATGACACTGCGAATTTGTTGAGTGGTAAGATCGTAGTCTGTGCTTGTTGCCAGGTTTCCGTTCTCAACCGTGAGAGGGTAAGTGATGCCTCGGATTTGAGGGGATGCAACTGTAACTTCACTCATCGAATGTATCTCCGAGAGATTTGAAACTCAAGAGCGTTAACTCTTTTGCGAACTTCCTCCTTGGGGAGATCGCTCTCTACAACTTTGCGGATTTGTTTTCTTAAAATGTCAAGTGTCATTGACTCGTAATATGACGGATCCACAAGGAAAGACTCTTGTTTTTGCCCGGAAAGAAGGGAGAAGCACAGCGAATCAAATGAAACGCCTTGCTCCTCCGCTTGTCTTTCCAAGTGAAAAAAGAGAGTCTCAGGAAGCCGTAGGTTTAGATCCCTATACATTGTTTGACTCTCTAGTATCATCAGTTGAGGCCAGCTGTAGGATTGTTGATACCTGCAGCGTTGGTGTTACCAAGGCCTTGAATATCCAGCTCTTGCTGCATCTTGCCGATGGCAACGCGAATCAGGTCGATCTGAATACGCTCGAGGGTCGGAACCGGAGTTACGAATACCTTAGCATTCACGATACCGTTCTCGATGTCTTCGGGCGGGTTGATGCGACCGTCGCAGATAACCTGGAAGGCATCCGACGGGCGAGCACCGAACAGAGCGCCACGAACGTACAGCTGGTTCAGGATGCTGTTGCCAACCGAGATAATCTGGTTGAAGATCACACCGAAACCATCGATCACGTTGAAGATCTGGCTGTCGAAAGCGGTACGCAGCGAGCCATACACCACGTTGAGGATAACGCGAGTGTTGACAAACTGATACAGCTTCTGCTGAGCATCGTTGGTGTTGACGCGAGTACGTCCACCCCAGATAAACACGGCTGTCTGAGGATAGCCAGGCAGGGTGCGGATCGCGTTGCAACCAGCGGGGTTGAGCAGGTTCTGCTGAGCCGAGTTGATCGGAATCTGAGCAGCCACAGCATCAGCCAGCTGATACTTAACACCGGCAGGCGGGAACTGATAACCTTCAGCGCGGTAGCGACGGACAGCCACACCTGTCACATAGGGTGACGGGGGAATGAACTGGCCGGCACCGTTTTCCACGTAAGGGCCGTAGTAGGCGATGAATCCGAAGGGGTTGAAGTAACGCTGAGAGTCGTCATAGAGACGGTTCACGTTGTCAACGCCGGCTTCGACGAACACGGCCTGAGGAACACCGTTGAAGCCCACACCACGGAGAGCATTGTCGATGATCTCAGTGGAGGTGATGGCATCAAAGCGCCACAGGGAGGAGGGAGGTGTTTGCTCGGGGCTCAGAGTCACTTCGACTTGAGAACCATAGCAAACCTGACCGATCGAGGTCAGATCGCCGCCTTCTGCCAGAGGGGCAATCGCCACCCAGCTGTAAGTTGAACCGTTGTAAGCACCGGCCATAAAGCCGTTTGCTACAACCGGAGTCACACCGTCAGGGGCAGTGCCGTTGGCAGTAACAGAGAAGTAAACGCCAGTCAGACGGCTCAGGATTTGCTGAGCGTCAGCAGCGGAGGAACCGGTCAGAAGGCCGGAAGCTGTGGCGTAGGGGGTTACAGCCGAGAAAACACCAGGACCCGCAGTAACGGTAGCAACTTGAATGGTTGCAAGGGTGATACCCGAGCCAGCTGCGTTAGCAGGAATGGTCAGGGTTTCCAGAGCAGCATAGTTGATGCCAGGGTTGTTGACAGTTACAGTGGTGATGCCCACGGGCAGAGTCACGGTAGCAACCGGAACGGTAACACCCGAGATTCCAGCAAGGTCACCGGCGGCGATTTGCAGGACAGCGGTGGTGTTGTAGCCAGTTCCAGCTGCGTTGAGGGCAACGGCACTTGCGACACCATCAGCACTTGCATTGGTGATAACAGCGGTGTAAAGACCCGCACCAGCGGTGATTGTAACGGTTTCGCCGTAAGTATAGCCGCTTCCTCCTGCGTTGACTACAACAGTTCCGGAGATGATGTCTCCAGATACGTTGGTGTCGAAACTAAGGTCGAGACCGGTTCCACCACTCGGAGCAGTGATTGTGGTAATGTTGGTGAAAGTTTGGCTCGGATCAGGAGTAGTGGTGGCAAAGGTCCCCAGACCGGTTACCACAGCGGTTGCGGCAACAGGGGAGATGGTTACATTCAACGTTGCGCCAGACCCTACGGTGGAGGAAGTGGTAGGGACCGCATTGATGTTGAAGGTGGGGGCGTTGAACGTTTGAAGAGCAGCAACACCAGCAGTCGGAGCACCCAGGGTAGCAATCGGGCCTACAGCGGCTGTGTTGCCAACTGTGAAGTTCACGGTTGCGCCTGTACCCAGACCGCTAGAGGTCACGGCGATGGTATAGTTACCGGCCGAGCCACCTGTGCCACCAGTCCGAGAACCAGCGTTCAGGGTAGCAATGGGGCCAAGGGTCGAGGTGCCAGCGGGGTTGTAGGAACCACCGTTGATGCCGTCGATTGTCGGAACAAAGAACGCTTCGGGCTGGAAGAACTGATCTACAGTCGGAGCACAGAAAGCGTTGTTGGTCGCTGCTACGGGGGCAGTGTCAGGGTCGATCAGGTTGAACTTGGGCAGCCATCCGCACTGGGTGAGGGAAGTCAGATCTTCGCCGTAAGGGTTAATCTGCTCGGTACCCAGAATGAGGGAGCTGTTGTTCAGGTAGATCGAGGAACGGGGGTTGGAGGCAACATCACCCGCAGGGGTTACAGCTGCGGCAGCAGCCTGGTTGAAGATCGAACTTGTGTCAAACGCATACTTGCGACCGCGCTGTGTGGGCAGGGTCAGCAGCTCGTAGGGGGTCACCGTGGTGAGGCCACCGCCGAGAATGCGAGAGTAGAAGATCGTCGGCAGGGCCGAGATTGTGTAACCGGCCTGAATGCCAACCCAGGACTGAATGGTGTAGTTGTCGAGGGAGTTCGCCAGAGCAAACGTGTCGGTGCTGATGACCGAGACGTAGTAAGGATTGCTAACGAGCTTGGTTGTCTGCTTAAACAGGCTGTTCGACAGGGAACCGTTCGTTTGCACAACAGGCTGAGTGAAATAAATCACTTGGCCAGAGCGCAGACCGTGGCTAAGGGCAGTTACTACGGCAGCACCAGTGTAGGTGGTGTTAGGGCCCGAGTATCCAGCGATCGAGACACTGGCGTTAAAGATGGTGCGATTGACCCAATTGAAACGATAGGTTTCAGTAGGGCTCTGCAGAGTTCCGGGGAAGTGCAGGGTGTTCACACCGGCGTCGGCGCCGGAGATGTTCTCAATCAGGTCGGACGTTTGTCCGTTGACGGTTACGGGCAGATCCCAATAAGCATCGGCATAACTGACAAGGCCAGTCGAGCCGCTTCCAACAGTGTAGACAGCTCCATTCGGGGGAGAAGTGATGAAGTCACTTCCACCAGCGAGCACAACCTCGTTGAACACGGCGGAGGCGTCGGCAGCAGACACAGTCAGGAAGACGTTGTTCAGCGAATAGCTTCCGCTGACAGCAACGTTTGCCGGGGGAGCAACCAGATAAACCTCTGTTCCGTTAAGATTAAAGGTTGTGGCGCCTTGACCTTGAACTTGAGCGGCGAGGAAGTCGTTGCCCACGTTGTTGGCATTCGACAGAGTAACCAGCTGAATCGGCAGAGTTACGGGCCAATACTGGTCTGTGTCCAGAGTAAAGATACCGTCAACGGCAGTAAGACCGGAGGTAATTGTGTACTCGCCGGCATCAAGAAGTCCAACCTGTCGCTCATCTGCTACCAGGTTTGCGGACTCGTTAATTGCCACTTCGGCAGATTGCCCGTAAACGATGGTCTGGTATGAAAGCTTGACGGGGGAGATGCCGGTGCCAGTCCACTCATAGATGGCGTTGTCAACCAGGTACTTCATGCCTGTGACTAAGTCAGCAGCAGCCTGATGCTCAGAGAAGTTGCTATACTTATTGACGTCAGTGATCAGGAAAGGACCGGGATCAGCCAGAGCCATCCACTTGAAGTTGTTGCTCTCGCAATGAGCAGCGGCGGCGGCACCCACGAGGGCACGGCCAGCGGCATCAAACTGAGCGTAAGCGGTAGGGGTGATCAAGTAGCCCTGATCTTGCACACCGTCGAACGCAGTCGAGATGGTCTGAGTATAGTCCTGGGGAACGCGCTCCAGATTGGTGGATTCGCCAACAATGTTCTGGACCTCGTAGGTGTTCTGCATGAACACGAAGTTGGTACCGATGGGAAACACCTGAGTAACCACGGAGACGTTGCCGTCAAATGTGGTGGAGGCGATTACAACAGCGCTATTCTCGGAGTTGGCGTTGTTAAGGGGGTCAAGGTCATTGAGGAGACCAAAATCGCGAACATAAACGCTGGAGCGCACGGAAGGATTGCTCTCAATGGCGTTACGGACGGCGGTGGCAATGGCCGCAGAGATTTTGCGGTTGTTGACTTCGTCACCAGCGACATAGTTCACGGGAATTTCCACGGGAACACCGAGGTATTCGCCTTCGGCGGTGTAACCGGGGTGTGCTTGATGGAAAGTGTCATCAAGTCCGCTCACAAGGCGCAGACCATTGATTACCATCTGCACATAGACCACATTTCCCGCCATGAGGGCGGAAGGGGCAGAAGTGCTGTTGATCTTGGTTCCCGAGGGGAAGAATTCCAGCTCAACGATTTGGTTGGGGGTACCAACGCGAACAACGCGCAGATCACCGACCTGAGCGTTTTGGAAAAACTCGTTGACGCAATTGTAGCTAAGCAGGGGAATGCGGCTGGTGGGAACGATACCGCCGATGCGTGCGCGGTAGTCAGCCAGCGAGGTGATGCTTACGGGAGTATTGAAAGGAAGGAAGTTTCCGGTCGAGGGAACATTCTCTTCAGCTTCCACAAGCATGTAGACTGTGCTAAAGCTGGCAAGATCAGCATTAGCCAGACGACCCGGCTGCTCATTAATGAAAACGCCGGGGGCGCCAGGGGTAATCCCGCTGGTGCCAAGGGAAAAAGTGGCCATTTTGTTATAAAAATAGTCCTTCTTTACCGGCCAACAGTGTAGGCAAGGATGACTCCTACGTGGTCTCCGCAGAGCTGTTGTCGGGCACAAGGGTGCTTCTGACTTTTACCCGGTTACTGCTTACCTGTGATGGCTTGGGTGCTATCAACAGACACTCCGTTGATGTTTTCGCGATCGATTACTCCTTGAAGGGTGTATCGGTTGAGAGAGTTGATATAGGCTTCTTCGGTGTCAAACGGAAAAAATGTAGAGGCGGTGTCTCCGGGGGCCAGACCGAAAATAAAGGACCCTTGTGACAGCCCGCCGGGGGTGGTTCTTGTCGCGGTGCTGGACAAGCGAATTTGAGCCCCGATTGGGGGCAGTTCGGTGACTTTCCACTGGGGGTTTTCCTCCAGCACCTCTCTGTAACTGAGAGAGTCAGTGAAGTAGAGAAACCCCAGTTTCCTCCAGGTGAATTGCTGTTGGAACGGAAAGGATACGGACATCAGACTTTCTTCTGAGCGCGAGCGAGGAGACGGGCACCAATGGAGGTGCCCCGGTTGAGATCGAAATTGCTTTCTTGGGCCACTTGTTTAGCTGCCTTCTCGAGAGAGGCAGGATTGCTCGGAACAAACACGTCTTTGTTGAGGCTACGGGTGGAGAGCTTTTCCCGAATGTCCGCCTGAATCTTCTCAGCGTCGGTAGCGGGGGGAGCAGGTGTGGGAGTTACCTCTGGGGCCTCAACTTCCAGGTTGACTGGATCTTTGAGTGTCGGCTGAATGCGAGCCTCTTCCGGAGTAACCTGTAAATCAGAAACTGCGGGAGTTGTGTCCTTCGTGCGAGTAGATGTGCGACGTGTCATAATTAGCGTTTCCTTGAGAGAATGTTTTTCCAAGAAATCGGTACGATTTGCTTGAGTGAGATGTCGGGAACTCCCATCCAGGGTCGAGCAACCATTTTTGAAGTTCCGAATTGTTGATACTTACCGTAATATGTGCTATTGACTGTAAAAACGTTGCCCCTGACTGTGATGTGAGCGATGTCTTGCATCAGGCCGGTTGCCCGAAGAATGGGTTCTCCAGGGTATCGCTTGTTCTTTAAGTCAGCGTATCTTGGGGTGAGTTGTTTCCAGGGTCTTTGGTAGGTAGGGTCAACTTGGCGTTTCCAGAACTGAGGATGGTCATCCAGAAGAACGGGCACCCACTCCTCTTTGGTTGGGCGCCACCAGTTTAGGTTTAGAGGAGTGAGCCCGTTGCCCGAGTTGTCAACTTTGAAGCGAATCATTTCTTTTTCCGGGCTGACTTTTTCATCTCCTTTTCTTGCTCTTCTGCATGCCGTTTGACAATGTCAATCATGGCGTTGATTTTACTCATTGGTTGAGTCTCAAGCCAATCAACAGAAGAGTCCCAGCGTTGCTTACACAAGTGATAAGCAACTTCGAGCCAGTTTTCCACAGTGAGGACGGTTTGATTTAACAAGGTCTCAGCTGCCCATTTTAACACGGCTCGAGTTTGAGGGGATGAGGCCTCTTCTAGAACTTCCGAGTTAAGTAGTAACCGCTCAATAAGCTCGAGTTGACTACGCTCGGTTTGGCGAAGAACTTGTGCGAAATAGAAGTCTTTTGGAGTTACTTCGCGAAAGTGAAAGATGGGGCCGTTGAAGCAGTTTACTCTGTAAGTAAAGTCCTCAACGTCCTCCACAGTTAGTTTGGGTCTTCTTCGTCAGTTCCGTTGGCTTTGGCAACTAGATCACTGAGTTTGCGAAAGTCTTTAACACCGAGGTCGAGAATCTCGTCGTAAGTGATCTTGTCATCGCCTACGATTAGACGCTCAATGATTTTCATGCCTTTTTCCACATCGCCTGCTTTTGTCAGGTCTTTTTCCATGTAGATGAGGTCACGGCCGGTCATTTCTCGGATGGTGATTTCCCTGCCGTCCGAAAGAACTGTGGAAAAAGTTTCCAGTTTCGGGGCAACTTTCCTCTTGGTTGTCGGTGTTGCTTGTACCGTGTCGTCAGAAAGAGTTCTCATTGGTTGTGATTGTGAAGTTATCAATTTTTACCCGTTGAAGGGCAATGCGGTCCTCGAGTTCAGAGTCTCCACTCCCTGGGGGAAGGGAGAGGTAAATGCCATTGGCTTCTTTCCAGCTGAACTCAGCGTCTTCTACACGGCCAGCATAGAGCCTGTCGTCAACATCATCGAGCCAGAAACCAACGCACATTTTGCGAAAGTCAACGTCAGCGGGAAGGGGGAAGGACATTACAGTGATCGCAGCATGTTTACGGTGTCTTGAAGACTGAAGTAGCGTGCGTTGTAGGCACACTCAACGGAGGAAGGAATGACTCTACGTTTCTTGTCGTAGGGGACTGTGAGGTAGTAGGTGTCGATGGCGCCTTCAAAAATAACGACGCCAACATTTTCAACGCGGGACTTCTTTTGTTTTTTCATCAAATTACTCCTTTTTGGATGGCGTCGAAACGCTTTTTGAGTTTGTCAATAGCACCGATTTCTCCTAGCTCACTCATGGAGTATTCCACTCCCTGGGGTTCGGTGGCACCTTTCTCGTTGGAGAGAGTGACCGTGCTTTCACGGGGAGACTTGCGGAGGCGATCGTCAATAGCGACACTCGAGAAATAGGCACGGGAGAGGGGGAGATCGGGGATGCCTAC